TTGGTTGATGACCTGATTAATGGTCGTCCCAATGGTTTCTTTGAATACTTGAAGAAGCAGAAAAGAGGAAAGCACCTTGCACAATTCAAAAGAAGAAACAAGGATGAAATCAACAGGGTCATCGAGTATGCTAGAGACGAGCCTGAGATTCGTGAGAAGTTGGAATCGGAGTATCCCGCAATCTTCGGATTCGTTGAGATGAACCTGACATCACCTGACAATCTCAGTGTCTTGAAGTATTTCCGAAAACTGAGTCAGGCCAATCTCACTGTCAATGAGAAGAAATACGCTGTGGCTCCCCCGTCGATGGAAATGGCTACTGTTGCTAAGAAAATATACTACTTAGGTGACAATGTATTCACAGTCACCCCCTCCTTTGAGTATTTCATGCGCCAAAATTCTCTCAATGTTGAAAAAATACCCACCAAGAAACCAAAGACATCTTTTCAACTAGATATTGTTCTAAATGACATTAATAAAAATGATTTAGATAAATATGGGGATTTGAGAATTGCCTTAGAAGATATCGGTGACAAATTAACAGCAGTTGAATTACCTAAGAAACTAGCCCAGTTAAAGAGATTGATGGATAAAGAAGTAGAAATTTTCGACACAATAAATAATGCTATGTCAATGATAGTTAGAGAAGATAGATTGAAATTACCAAGAGATGATGTCTTTGTTGTTGCATATCCTAAAGATGAGAAATATAATAGAAAATCAGAAAACTTCAATAATTTTACAAATAAGTATTTTGATGGAGACAAAAGAAAAGCATACAAATTTGTCCTAAATAATACTGAAAAATTAGATATGATAAGAGATAGAAACTACAAAAGCGATGAGATAATTATCCCTGAGCAGTTGAAGAGAATCTTTGAGGAATTGGCGACAGTAGATGAGTTTGACTCCAAGGGTTCTCTAGAAATGAGCATCAGTGATTCTGAGAATTTCTTGTACAACGAGACGCTGAATGACTTGAAGTTCGCAGATACGAATAATATTGCTGACTATCTTGAGACGATTAGTATAATTCAAGAAGTGTACTTACGTGTTAAATCGTTAAAATTTGCAAATTTAAAATATATCGACAAGAAAATGGAGTATGAAAAACTCATAGAACTATACGAAAAAGAATTCAAAGATGTTAAAGATAAATTCATAGACATGATAGGAGAGAGAGTACAGGAACTCTCCAAGACGAGGGACACCCTATCTCAAAAAATAAGACCTGTGATTCAAGAAGTATTCGGTGAGTAAAATGGTAGAGACATTGCAGGAGGCATTGGAAAATGAAGATTTCCTTGTTGCTGCTATCAAAGGTGAATTCGATTTAGTAGATAAGTTAGAAGATGTTTTCGGTGATGACGGCGAAGACATGATGCCTAATTACTATGAGAGCATTACTTCAGATAATCTAAAGGATGCAATGATGAAGATACCTGAGATGGTTTCAACGACAGAGGACAAGAAGAACACTGCGTTATATCTTGCGAATGGTGATGTCAATCCAGCATTCGGTCTTACTGGCGAAGCACCTGACACTACGGCTATCTTCGATTTGATGACGAAGATATTCAATGGTGAAATGTTCGGTCTTGAGGGAATGGAGAGAGTCAACGAGGATGCCAAAAATGAGTTGAAGTCTGAAATCAGAGATTCACTGAGAAAGGTATCAGGAGCAACAGTCGGAGAGGCTAGGAAGGAATCGATTCAATCAATATTGAACAACTATCAGGTTCAGTACGCTAGAGGCGAGAAGTATCAGAAGGCAGTGTATGACGATATCATAGCGAGAGACGTATACAAGGTGAGGTCTAGGAAGGGCCTCTCATCTGAGGTATTCAAGGAAGACGAGAAGAGATTGAGAGAGCAGTTGAAGGGGGATGTGAATAGGGCCGCATTCCAAGAGTTCTTCGATATGTTCAATCGCACTGAGTTGGGGAGAGATAGTCAAATCACTGCATTCAAGGACATGATGCTGGATACCGTCAACCTGACATTCGATTTGGGCAAGGCCAAGAGAAGGGGAGAGATATACGACTTTTGGGAGAAGTATGAGGAAGAAACGAAGCCCCAGTGGAAGAAACTCGTACAGATGTTCGGAAAGGGTGAGGGAGAAATAGGTGTATTCTCATTGATGAGGGATTTAGCAGAACTCGTAGGGGATGACTATACTCCTGAAGGAAAGGACACAAAAATAAAGGATAGAGTCAAGGCTGACATAGAAGAAATGAGAAAGGCTTTCGGTGAAGTTGTGGGTATTCTACAAGAGGATGAGATGCCTATTGGTAAGTTCAAACCAAAACTATTCTCAACTAATCCATCAATGGTAGGGTTCAATGTCGTATCTGATTTCTTCAAGGTGCTGCAAGAGGATGCTGATTTGAAGTATGGGACTGAATTTACTCAAGCAGTTTCAAGTGATGTTAGTCAGGACAAGGAAGGCGATACGTCATCCGTTGCTGTATACGAGCAAGACCCCAAGATGCAAGCACAACTAGGTAGGCAGATGGAGGCTATAGTCGAAGAGAGAGGTGAACTATCCGTTGGTCTTGATGCTGTTGAGAATCTGAGGAAGGTCAAGGTTGACCCGATATTCTATCATCTAGCAAGCACTAGGATGGATTTCAAGAACCTAGCAGTGACGAGGAAACAGGCTAGGATGGTGGAGAGGAAACTAATTCGATTGAAGAGGAAACTCAGTGGGAACATCGACAATTACGACATGGATGACTCCGACCTAGAGGGGCTTCTCGACAAGATGGAGCAGATAATGGAAGATGCAGCAGATGAGGACAGGAAGGAGTATGTTCTCCCCTTGAGCGAGGGAGTGCTGGATAAATTCGGGAACAACAATCAAAAGAAGTCAAGTAAGCAAATACGTGAGTTCTGCGACAGATTGATGAAGGCCATCAAAATAGGTAGGCAGACGATACAGGAATTCACCGAGACTGTGATTGACGATGAGAGTCGTTCATCAGGACCGGACCCCAAAATCGCAGGAAAGTTAGCAGAGGGGAAGAAGATAGAAAGTGAATTCGCAGGGAGTAAGCAACAGCCATCCCCATATCTACAAGAAAATGCATCAGATACATACAGAAGAATAAATGACATATTTACAGAGATGCTGAAACTCATCGATGCTACACTGATAGAACCCTTCGATGGGGTGTATATGCCATTCGAGTCTAAGAATCCATTCTTCACTAGAAATGATGTGAAGGTCTTGAAGGCGGATATACAGGCTATAATCAAGGAATCGAAGGGAATCAGGATGAGTCCCGATGATTTCATTACAGACAAACTCGCTGAAGGAGACACGCTATTGACTAGAGCAAGCCTACGCAACCTAGTATCGTTCCTCAATGAGATAACATCAGTGGGAATAAGAGATGAAAAGGATTTATTGACGAGGGCAAACGACCTCTATGATGAGATAAACAATGTATTTGATGATGAGTTCAATGACCTCAATAAGATATACATCGGCAAGTATCTAGATAACCTAGCCGAGAGGAATGACTTGAATATCAAGGAGTTCCAAGGTGAGAGCGTATCAGAACTATCAGAGCAATATGAGAACATGAAGACAACGAAGTGGCCCATACCACAACTCATCAAACTCGTCAGAGACAAGGAAGAGATGTTCTTGAGGATGGATTACTTCAAGGATGACATAGAGCAACTTCAGAAGTTGTTGGAGAGAGTCGATGCCAATATCAGGAAGACGGAGATAGAACTCGCATTCCTACATGCGCATGATGTCATCAGGAAGAAGTTGAGCAAACAGATATACTATGCACACGGAAACATAGATGACCCTGATGATATAGATGCAATCAACAAGATGGTGTATGAGAAACACAGGGTCGATTTGTCTGCCTCGGAGATAATCAAGATTGACCGTGACTTCGGCGCGTTCAAGGACATAGGCAATGAGAACGGAGTCTCCGAGGAAGTCGTATACATGATTAAGGCCAACTTCAGGTGATGATGTGAAATTTCAAGTGAAGGGTCCGTTGTCCGAGGAAGAGACAGTGGCGGCCTTCGCAGAGCATGGGATAGAGTATGAGATTAGAGCAGATAGATATAACAAACTTCGGGGAACCATGTTTGAATCCGCACCTGCTAGATACTACATAGCATACGCTCCTGATTTGGATGGCAAGCCTGTTGCTGTTCAGGGAATAGCACCGTATGAGAGTATATATCTGCTAAGTGGATTGAAGAGTTATGCTGGTATGTCAGGTCTGCCTGAAGAACAAACAAAGGGTGCTGGTAGATTCATATCTGAGAAGGTCATTGATTTGCATAGCAATAGGCCCATTGTAGGATATGCCTCTGAAAAAGGACTTCCAGTATTCACACGACAGGGCTTTAATGAAATAGAATATAAGGATGGAAAGACAGTCGGACAGGAAGACATACCTAATGATGTGCTGCGTGTCTTAGAAGGGGTCCAAGGTGGCTCATACACATCAATAAGAAAACTATTCTACAGACCCGCTGTAAAGTGGTTCTACTATGTGAGGAAGGAGTAAAAAGTTCCAGCGGAAATATTTGCTTAGTTGGGGGAGGTGAATTCATATGCCAATAAGAAAAGTCAAAGGCGGCTATAAGTGGGGTAAGCGTGGTAAAGTCTACCGTAGCCGTAAAGATGCAGAAAGACAAGCAGCAGCCGCGTATGCTTCAGGCTACAAGAAGTCAATGGATTGGTTCGATGATATAGTGAATAAAAAGAAAGAACCCTTTACAGAAGTCTCGCCATCTCCTTTTGGTTTTGAAGGGCCAACAGACAGGACATTCACGAATAAAGAGTTCAATGACTTCCTTATCGACATAGAGGTAAGAGTCGATAAGATAGGAAGAAAAAACATGGACCCTAGAGATAGGGTCATTATTGGAAATCTAATGATGGAACTAGGTGATTTGGCCGAGGCTAGAAAAAACAACAAGGACAATAAGGTTAGTCTTGAGTTCAAAGAAAAACTATTCAAATTGGAGACTATATTGGATAGGTATGGTGGGTCTATGAGGTATCGCCATGAAGACATACTCCAATCAGATTGGTTCTCTACCATCAAGGCGAAGAAGAAGAAAAAGAAATACAAGGCTCCACCGGGAGTCTATACAAAACCAAAATTGCGTGAGAGAATACATGCTACTCTATTGAATGAAAGCACTCATGGAACCGCAGCAGGTAAGTGGTCGGCTAGGAAATCACAAGAGTTGAACAGACGATATAAAAAGGCAGGTGGCGGTTTTGTCAATTGATTGGTTCTCCTTAGTGAAGAGAAAGAAACTCACTGACGCTCAAAAGGACATGGTTGAGTGGAACAGGGAAGACTGGGTGGACATGGGTAAATTAAAAAATAAAAAAGGGAAGAAGGGAAGATACGCCCCTAGAGCAGTTGCCGAGGCACTCACACCACAACAAAGAGCCGCAGAGAACAGAAAGAAAAGAGAGGGAAAAAGGAAAGGTAGGCAACATGTCCCTAGAACAAAGGCTGGAAAAAAAGTCTATAGAAGAATAGAGGGAAGATGATGGAACAAGAAAATGGCAGTTTGTGGGTTGATACATTGAAGAAGGAAGTCATAGAGTATACTGTAGATAGAGATAGACACAAGGAGATGTTGTCACTGTTTAAGAAAGTAGCAATTGTATTGAATGATATCAAGTATAGAGTAGATAGGAATAATCTAAAAGATTATTCAGATGATGAAATAGAACTCATGGAAGAAACATTGAAGAAAGTGGAGAAACTGGTGAGTGGGGAGTAATGGATTGGAAAGACACACTGAAGAAGAAACTTGTTGGTGGGCAGAAGAAACTAGACAGGGACAAGGATGGAGACATAGATGGGGATGACTTCAGACAACTCAGAGAAGAGAAAGAAAACATAGCGGAAGAGTTGGAGAAGAAAAGATGAGTTGGTTCAACATATTGAAGAAAAACGGTGGTTGGACCGGTGAGTTGTCTGATACTAAAAAAGGGCTTTTGAAAGCGACCCCTAAAGTCAAAGTGGATATTCCCAAGTTCGACTATCCTGATAATGAGAAAGAGATTACTGCTGTTTTGGCCGCTATGAAGAACAAGAAACTAGAGCCAGCCGAGATGAAGGAGACAGATGTGGATGCTAGAGACATGTTCTTCGATTTAGTTGATGATGAGGAAGAGGACTATTCAGATTTAATCAAAGATTTAGAGATATACACCATAAGGGAGAAAGTCAGGTACAACAGAGCAAGACCATATCAAGTAAGTGATAAGATAAAGAAACCGAAAACACATACTATCGATACGCCTTCCTTCCCAAGCGGTCATTCGATAGAGGCATTCGGAATCGCCGTTGCATTAGCGCACAAGTTCCCCGATAAGAAGAAGGCACTGATGGATGTCGCTGAGAAGGTATCAGATGCGAGAGTGGAGATGGGTGTGCATTATCCATCAGACAAAAAAGTAGGAAAGCAAATAGGTGAGATGATTGGTAGGGCATATATTAGAGAGGTGATGTCTTGACTTGGTTTGATATCGTGAAAAAGAAAAAACGTCACCCTGCATTAGTTAGAGCAGGTGTCAGTGGATTCAGCAAACCAAAGAGAACCCCTAAGCATCCGAAGAAATCCCATGTCGTTGTAGTTAGAGATGGCGATAAAGTCAAGACGATTCGCTTCGGTCAGCAAGGTGCTGATACTGTCACAGAGAAAAATCCCAAGGGCAAGAGAAGAAAGAAGAGAGCATCATTCAAGGCTCGCCATGCCAAGAACATAAAGAGAGGACCAACTTCTGCTGCTTATTGGGCTGATAAAGTCAAGTGGTGAGCATGGAGTTAGAGAACCTAGATTTCGTCACGAAAATGGATATGGAGTTGTCGAAGAACTCCTTTCCATATTTCTTTCAGAATCTATTGGGAAAGATGTTCCCGCCATACATGCAAGAATGGCTCGAACACATGGAGTCAACAGATAGAACGGTAATCGTCTGTAGTCGTGACCACGGCAAATCGGTCTTCATGCACAGTTGGGTGGTATGGAACCTAGTGTTCCAAGAGCCACCATATCAGATGCTATACATCTCATCGAACCAAAAGCAGACGCTTGTTCACATGAGGGAGATAGACCGATACTTCAATCATCCAGCATTGAAACCATACAAGCCCTCTAGGGGTTGGGCCATCGGTAATATTCAACTCACCAATGGCAATGCGATTCTAGAGCGTTCCGTCGGTTCTCAGATTCGTGGACTTCACCCGCAGGAGATTATCATTGACGACCCTCTGAAGGAATTCAGCATGTCAGGAATACAGAGAGTGACTGACTGGTTCTTCGGGGATATGATACCGACGCTTCACCATACATCGAAATTGAGGATGATTGGCACACCATTCACATACACCGACATATTCTCTCAGTTGGAGGAAAACGAGGCATACACCGTCAACAAGTATCCTTGTCTGAATTCTCTGAATGAACCGCTTTGGCCTGAGCGTTGGAACTATGATGCGCTGATGCAGAGGAAGGCAGAGATAGGTTCTTTGAAATTCACAAGAGAGTATCTATGTGTTCCAATATCTACAGGGACCGCATTATTCAATCCTGAGTTCGTAGCGAAGTGCAAGAACAAGGACTACGTTTTGAAACTGGGTCATCGGAAAGAGAAGGGCTACAAGTATTATGTCGGGGTTGACCCTGCGATATCCACTGATGGAGATTACAACGTCATCGTTGTTCTAGAGGTGGATGAAGAGAAGAACAAGACCGTCGTGCATGTTGACCGGGCTAAGAACGTGGAGTTCAGGGAGAACCTGAATAAACTCAGAATGGTGGGGAAGATATTTGAGCCTGAGCAAATCCTGTATGAAACGAATACCTTCGCCAAGGCGTTCACACAGGAGTTGAGAAACATATCTGATTTGAATGTGAAGGACTTCGATACGACTCGTAAGAAGAAGCAGGAGATAATCTTGAATCTACAGATGAACATAGAGAATGGCAAGATGAGATTTCCATATGGCGATAACAACAGTAGGCAGATAACGAACCTTCTCATCGAGGAATTATCCATGTTCTCCATAACCGATTCGGGTAGATTCGAGGGTGTTGGGGCGCATGATGATTTAGTCATGGGGCTGGCTTTGGCGAATGCAGCAGCACAGGGTCAGGCAGAATCTTTCATATTGTTGGATGATTTGGATATCTTTGATACTGGTCCGAGGCCACGACAACAAAGTGGATTAGGAATGATGGGGATTAACTTCTAAGAGGTGAAAAAATGAGTCAAACAGCAGCAGAACTACGACGACTTGCCGACCTCAAGGAAGAAGAAGAGGAACTACAGGAACAACAGAGGGAAATAAGAGACAATCTTGAACTAGAGAAAACTTGGTTGAGTAGGCAATCACTTGACAGTCATGAAAACATCGTCAAGAACTTCGCCAAGAAAAACTCAATCTCCCTCACTGATGCTCGTAGGAAACTCGATGTCGTTGTAAAACGATACGAGATTGAAGGCAAGGACATACCCGATATAGTCAAGCAGATGAGAATGTTCAGGAGAACCCTCAAGGGAGAGAAGAAAATAGAGATGACCAAAGCAATCGATAATCTCATCGACGGGTACAGCGACCATTTGGAGAAGAGCATAGATGCGATTTACTGGATTAGCAAATACAAACCCGCTGTCAAGGACATGGTTCTCAAGGAATCCGACCTGATAAAAATAAGCAAGATAGACGACTATGAGACTAGGGCTGCACTGGTTGATGAAGTGTGTAAGTATTGGGAGGCCAAACTATTCAGGAAGTCCACATCGCTCGGTCCTGAGTATGCACAACATACGAAACAGATGTCACTCTCCAAAAAGCAGTTCAAGAACATATACAAGAACTACAACACCAAGTCCGTCAAGGATGTGCTTGCCGATACGATAACCAAGATGGTATGTGAGTCACCCGGAATATCATCTAGGGAGATACACGATAGACTACCTGACAATCTGATGAGGAAATCCACAGCCCCTATGATTGCCAATATGACGAAGAAGATGAACATAACAAATGTCAATGGTCAAATGTTCAAGTTGTCTGACGATATCAAGAAGGACATCTATGCATACACTGCTGCCTTCATCGACTCTGATGGTTATATCACGATGGATAAGAACAACAATCCGCGTGTCGGTCTAGTGGCTACAGGAGACAGAGGGAAGGCATTCATGTTGGAGATGCAGAAATCACTGGGCGGCAGATTGCATCTAGATGAGAAGTCACCGCAGGATACCCGTCTGATAAACAGATTGAACTTCTACTCGCAGAAAGACGTACATGACCTGCTCACTAAATGCAGACCGCACTTCAGACTAAAGGCAGAGCAAGCAGACATACTATTGGAGTTAATCAAGATAAAGAAGGGATACAAGAAGGAGTCTTGGGCAAAGCCTAGGATTGCAGAGTTGTTCAAGTTGATGAAGTACGAGAATCACAAGGACAACAGGAAGTTCGATTGGTCTAGATATGATATAGACTTGGACAACATAGCCAAATACAAGGAAAACACTAAGATGAATCTCATGAGTGAGTTGGATACGGTCAAGAAGGGCAACTTGAATGATGCCATCGATGACTTAGAGGAAATCACGGAGGAATACGACTTGGATGATGATGAGTGGTCAAGTCTAGATGATGCCAGTGATTTTCTCTTTGAGCATAAGGGACCGAACAAGGAAGAGGAAGAGTGATTTGAATGGTCGAGGAAAGAAGAAGATTCTCCATAACAAACCTGTTTAGGAGAACCACTCCTAAACCCGGAGACAGGAAGGTGTACAATCCGGGCATACAGGAGAAAGATGTTTCATACATGATTACATCGCCTGTCATCTACCATGTCGCAAATCAATCCATAGTTCTCAGAACTTGCATCACCCAGTTGAAAAATGAGATTTTCAGAAGGGGATATCATTGGGAAGAGAGATTCACAAGGAAGTGCAACTCCTGTGGGAAGGAGCATCAAAGACCCACTGATGAGTGTGTAGAATGCGGTTCAACAGATTTGAGGAAGCCTGACCCTAAGCAACTCAAGTACATAGAGAAATTCATAGATGGAAGTGTCAACAAGGCACAGCAACTCTTCATCGAGGTTCTGAAGGAAATGGAAGACGACCTCAACATCATGGACGATGCATACCTCGTCATGGTCAAGGAATACTTCTTGGACAATAACGGTGTCATTCGTATGCACAGGATAAAGGAGATTTTCAGAGGCGACCCTGTGACTATGCACATATATGCCGATGAGATGGGAGAGAGAGGAAACAAGGGATTCACCTGCATAAGACACAGGGACTTCATCACAGAAGACCCCGGAGCAAGATGCGAGACATGTGGTGGAGGTGTCTCTCTCTATCCTGTGCATTATGTGAACAGGGTGAATGGCATGGAGCAATACTATCTTGAGAACGAAGTTCTGCATTTTAGTAAATACTCACCCGGTAGGCTGTATGGGCTTTCTCCTGTCATCACCCTGTTCAATGCCATCACTACATTGATTGCGATGGATAACTATGTCAACTCATCATACACGAAAGCAAGGATGCCAAGAGGACTACTCGCTGTTCAAACAAGGAACATCGAATCGATGAAGTCCTTTTGGAGAGGTGTAAAAGAGCGAATGGAGAAAGACCCGCACTTCATACCTGTCATGGGCATAGAGGGAGAAGGCGGTCAGGGTTCTGTTGAGTGGATTAAATTCATGGACTCACTCAAGGAGATGGACTACATCTCAGTCAAGGATGACTTGAGAGACAGGATATCCGCATTCTATGGGGTAAGTAAAATCTTCATGGCAGACAATTCTTCCAGTGGTGGTTTGAATAACGAGGGTATGCAGATACTCGTCACAAATCGTGCTGTTGAGATGGCTCAGACGATATGGAACAACTATGTCTTCCCATACATAACGAAGGAGTTCGGAATAACAGATTGGGATTTGAAACTACCACCATCCGAGGAAGAGGATGAGATTGCCAAACTGAGAAAGAGAGAGATAGAAGTGAATGTGGCAGCGTCGATAAAGAACCTAGGATTCGAGGTTGATATGGATGATGAGGGAAGATTCCTATTCTCCAAACCTGAACCAAAACCTGAGCAACAAGGTTCAGCGGAAGAAGAGGACAAGGCAATAGAGACGGACCCATTCGCAGGAACTGATATTGATGCAAGTCAGTTAGGACAATTACAGGAACAGCAGTTATTGGCTGCAAGCAAACCACAGGAAAACCCACCTGCAACTAGGAATAAACCATCTATGGAAACCGGTCCTGATAAGAGATTCACAGGACTACCGAAAGAAGCAGGAAATCAAAACGTTGATTCACGAACAGAGAGGCGGGTAGGCTGATGGCAATCGTTGCGGCTATGGTGAAGGACTTAGAGCATCTAGAAATAGTAAGGCAATGGAAGGAAGAATTAGAAGCACTATATGACAAGGAGGAAATGTAATGACAGAGAAAGGAGTAAAGGAACTACAAAGAGAATTGAAAGCAGCAGAGATGCGACAGAGAGCAGAGCAGAGAGAAGCAGTCACGAAGAACCGTGACTATTCCATGTATGCTGGACCTGAGCCGGGTCAGGAGAGAAACACTCCCCCCAGTGCAAGGGACATACCCGACGTAATCACACTACCCAAGAGAAAGCCGTTGAAGAAAGAAAACATCCCTTGGTGATATCATGAGTTGGGCCTCTATCTTGAAAAAGAAAGAGGCGAAGTATGTTCCATCTAACGATAAGTCGGATAAACAAGACGAGAAGTTCAAGGATTTTAATGATAAAGGCAATCCGATTTTCCTCACACCGGCAATAAGAGTGGATGTAAAGACTGAGACATACGAAGAAGAGGTCTTCAAGCCCCGTAAAGAAGGCCCCGGTAAAAAGAAAGTGACTAGAGAGAGAAAAGTCAAATCAATAACTAGGGACGATGAAAAGAACTATTTTGGCCTTACTTTCAAGCAGAAGGTAAAGGAAATAAAGGACGGTAAGATTAATTTTGTAAGGACGCTTGACGGTAAGGAAGTACAGAAAGAAACATACCGTAAATATGATGAAGGTCAATATGACAGAATACAACAGCGGTATCAATTTCTCATCAATGATGATAAAAGAAACTTATCTGAGGAACAGATAAAATCTCTTATGGAAAGTTTTGTTAATCAAATATTCTTCGATGAATTAGACACTCTCCCTACAGATACTGAAAGCAGGAAGAGAATCAAAGAAGCGCAAGAAAAGACAATGAGGGATAGAGCGGAATCACAGCAAGAAATACCTGAGATGGCAACAGGAAGAAAGGAGAAAGAAGAAGAGCCTAAGTTGATGGAGTATTCCATACTCATAGGTAAGATACTAGATGAGTATTCAGACAAGAGGGAACTGACCAAAAAGATATACAAAGACATCGTGAAAAGCCGTGGCATATACTCAAACATACCACGCGATGAGGGAGAACTGATACAGGATTTCGACATGTTCTCAGTCAAGACCTTGGATAACCTCGATGTATATCCGTCTCTGCAAAAGAGACTCGGTGCTAAGAAGGAACTCAATGATGCTGAGAGAATAGCATCACAACTCATATCTAAACTGTCGAAGAGGTATGCTGGTGGCTCTGATGGATATGAACTGCTTAGGGAGATGCATAGCAAGATACCTGAACTGAGCCGTAAGAAAGTCGATGATAGAATGAAGCAGGACATACTCACCACGATGAAACCTGTGAAACTGACAATGGACGAACTAACCTCGAACCTAGAGAAACTTAGTAATTTCAAATACCTAGACAACGATGAGGGAGCAGCGAGTCTCATAGCACTGAAGAAGGAAGTGGAGGATGAGACAGATGCATTGGAAGACAGTGATGAGTTCGTTGAGATGGAAGAGAACAAGAGGAAGTTGAAGAATGAGAAAGATTCTCTAGAGAGACTATCCAAGAAACATATTCGATATCGCAATATGAACCCTGAACAACTAGATAGATTAAGACAACTCAAGGAATATGATGTTCCATCAAACGAGGAAATGCAACAACACAAGAAAGACTTGGAAAAAGGCAGGAAGAAAATTAATCTCTTGAGAGATAGAATATCTGAGTTGGAACCTGAGATTAGGACGAAGACTGCTCAATTGAAAGAGAACAAGAAAAAACTGTTGGGATTCGAGCAGCAGATATCAGGTGTTATTGAGGGGATTGTCGATAAACTAGATGAGTTGGAGGCAGATGGACAACTATCTTTTGACAATATTAAAGAATTCAAGTTTGTGAAAATACTAGTGCCATATGTCGCTCTTGCTGAAGAACTAGATTTATATGTTGACAAGGATGCAACTGATTTCATGGCTATGGCTCAGGTGTCCGTGGGTAGCGAACTTGACCTAGACGCAATGTTGAGGGAGGTGAAGGCAAATGAGTGATTGGATGGAAACAATACGAAAGGAGAACTCGCCGCTCTTGGAGAAACTAGACCCCAAGATGAAGAAGCGTGTCAAGAAGACACTACAGGCAGCACAGCCAACAGAGTTCTTCGGGCAGGACTTCACCAAACTAGGGAATCTGCTTGAGACGGTAAAATCAGTCGGGGTCGAGAAGAGCGAGAACAAAAAACTAGAGGCTATGGAGGAAAAGAACCTTGAGATAGTAGCCAGTGCCGCTGAATTGAGGAAGGACTACGAGACTCTATACAATCAAATACGAAGTATGATTTACCCGAAGAAGAAAGGTGACTTGAAATGACAGAAGAGAATGAGATGATGCTGCTCCTGAAGGAGTTAGTCGATAAAGTGAAGCAGTTAGAGAAAGCCGTATACGACAAGGATAACCTATTGATGAAATCAGGTTATGTCGTAGTTGATACTCCAACACCAAGCCTGTCTGCTGATGGTGTTCCCATAGGAGATAAAATTTCTAAGATGTCTTGGGATGACATACACAAGATGGTGGAGAACGTAAGGTGATTATATGATACCGGAGAAAGTGACGATTGAGGAAAAAGCAAGAGAGATGGTAGCGAAGGCAAAGGAGACACTAGACCACTATCAGCATCTAGGTCAAGGAAAGGATGTCACTGGTAAAGAGGTCAAGGTGAAAAGACCCGCGAAGAATCCTAAAGAAGAGAAAGTAGAGAATCCTGATGCTGGCGAAGTAGTAGAAGGGTAAGACATGACCACTTCAGGAGTTGCGTTTGAAAAAGACGCAGCGTTTACGAAGCGAGTCCTTGATGTCTTTGAGAAGATACGCTTCTCGTATCTCTCTGCATTGGAAGACCCGAAGGAATACAGGAACGAGTGGAAGAAGGCAGTCAAGAGCGTAAGAAAGACATTCGATGACTTGAATGACTTCACCCGCGAGATGAAGAAATTCGTTGATGACCAATACCTCTTTGATGATGAAGTGGAGAACCCCACCAGCATACAAGCGAAGAAACTCTATGATGATATCAAGAGGATGAGATTCTCATCAAAGAAGGTAAGTGACCCATTCAGTGAGCAACTCGGAGACAATGTTCTCGATGAGTTGTTGGAGAATGAGAGCATGATGATTGCCTTCCTACACTATGCGATAAGAAGCGAGACTCTACCGATAAAGGAAAAGGCATGGAAGAGCCAAGGGCTAAAGCCGGATGAAATAACATCGGGATACAGGGGATTGGACCTACAAGTAGATGACATCGCCCTATACATAATGGAGCATTATGGTGAGGGTAAAGACACTGAGAGAGTAGAGGATAAAGTAGAGGCAGCGATGAAGAAACTAGAGAAATTGTACTTCGAGGACCATACAGAGGAAGAGTGGAAGAACCTAGTTGCCCTAGACAACAAACTGAAGAAATCAGAGGAAGAGAAATCAGAGGTTGATTTCTATATTCCGAACAAACCGATGTACAGAATATTCGAGATAGACGACATGAAATACATCAAGGGTCTTTCCGGTGAGTTCGTAGTGCAAGAAAAATATGATGGGATGAGGATTCAGATACACAAGAAGGGCAGTGATGTCAAGATATTCTCATTCAACAAGAAAGACATCACTAAAAAATGCAAGAAGCAAGTTGATGAGATGAAGAAGAGACATTTCGGTGATTGTACATTAGATGCTGAATTAGTTGGATTCAAGGGAAAAGAGGATGTGCATCGTGCTGATGTTGTATCTCATATATTCAAGAAGGAAGTTCCTGAGTTAGACCTCAGAGCGCATGTGTTCGATATAATGTACCATGAGGATAAGATAGTAGCGGAAGAGCCTCTAAGAGAGAGAATAAACATCTTGTTCTACCAATACTCACAACATTCATCCGAGAATCTAGCATTTCCCTCCAAAAAAGATACGAGGATAGCAGATTCCATTGAAGAGGTGAATAAATACTCGAAGGACATAATGGAACTACCGGCATCCGAGGGAGTGGTAATCAAGGACATAGAATCAACCTACTATGTTGGTATACAGAAGAACCCCAAGTGGATTAAATGGAAGAAGTTCGTTGACTTGGATGTGGTTGTTCTAGACAAGAAGAAGACGAACAGCAACCTCTTCTCGTATTCCTTGGGCATAGGACCAGTCACAGCAGAACAAGCGAGAGAGAACAAGACAGTGGATATGGATGATGTCGCGTATGTTCCCGTAGGCAGGGCATTGAATACGAAAGAATCTGTCGATGTGGGTTCAATCGTGAGAGTAAAGGTAGACGAGGTGAGAAGAAACGGAAAGGGATACTCTCTCTATTCCGCCAAGGTGATAGAGATACCTGAAGTGAAGGAATCAGACAAACTACAGACATTGGAGATACTGGCTGATGAGAGCAAGAAGTCTCTCATAGAGGAATCTAAGGACTACTCCGTGAGGATGGAGGGACTGAAGAAAGCCATAATCACCGATGGAATACATGGTGATGCGGAGATAATACTGAAATCAGATTTAGATGGATTTCAGGTGTATGGTATCGAGGGAGATGACTTGATGGCTAAGAATGCACTATATGACATAGACATATGGAAAGAGGAATTGGCTGAAGTAATCAAGACCATACGCTCAGAACTTAGAATGGGAATATTTCAATTCCTAAAAGAGAAAGGAACACCAACAACATACAAGGACATCCTAGAATTCGTCAAGGAAAAACATGAAGATAAGTTTGAGGGATATGCTTTCGATGGCGAGCAGCAGAAACTCAAGGAGTGGATGATGAATCAGAACCATTTCATATATGACAAGACAAGGGACACATTCGAGGAAAATGAAGAGGTTATTGCGAAGGATGCTACTCAGAAGATGGGAAAGTTCGTCGTCAACAAGAGGAAGGACGACAACCTAGACTTGGTTCTGATGTATGATGATATGACTTTTGGTTGGACTATTGACATAGATAATGATGAAGATATATTCAACCTGTTCGGTAAATCCAACAAATACCCCGCAGAGATATCCACGAATCTACAGAACGGATACAAACTGGATGAGGGAGATGTGGAGTTCGGAGTACAAAGACACGGATACCATGAATATAGATTAGATGGTGACAAGTTCAAGACGAGACTACACGCTAGAGTCGTGCCAATAGATGGTGAGGATTCTTGGGTTGTATTCACAGGAATAAAACAAGAGATGCTAGATTCATCAGAGGATGATGGTTTAATTGACATAACTAAAGATAGGAATAAAAAGTTAACACTATCTAATGTTAACTGACGATTCTATTAAATACCATAAATGTGAATAAGCGCAATCGTGCTAGAGCAGCCAGTTAGAATTGTTAGGCAAGTCGAGACAGACTTCTCTATTCTAAAGTCCGATAATCTAGTGATAGGTGGCTATGCTTCTATAGAGGTAGTTGACAAGCAAAACGACCTAATAACACTAAAGGCTCTAAATGAGGCTGTAGAGAAATTCATGGAAGACAAGAAGTTTAGGAACGTCATGTCAAACCACTCGAATGTTCAGGTAGGAGAAGTAATAGAGTCCTACAGAGATACCAACGGAACTGTTCACAAGACCCACGTTGATGACGTTGGGTTCTATGTTGTCATCAAACTAAGAGATGACATAGAGAAGGCCAAGGAAATATCAAGGGGAATCCGAAAGGGAACCCTACGTTCCTTCAGCATTGGTGGTCAGGCACTATCGAAGCAGAAGAGGAACAACGACGAGTTTGGGGAGTACAATGAAATCGACAAACTCGAATTACACGAAGTCACAATTTGTGAGAAGGGTATCAACCCGGAAGCCAAATTTGACGTATTGAAAGAAGACAGAGGTGAAAAAGTGACTGAAAAGTTAGAAAAAGCCCTTGCTGAACTCAGTACCTTGATGAAAGAGGTTGATGCCCTTTCAAAAGAGGAAATGGACGAGAAGGCCATGATGGATGAGAAAGCAATGGGTGAAGAAAAAGAAATGATGATGACCGAAAAAGAAGACGAGGAAATGGAAACAATGGACTTGGAAGCAAAAGCAATGGACGACGACACACCACGCGCCGAAGGAGACGAAGCCGGTGAGACTGTCGTAGATGGAGGGCGACCAGCAGCAACACCAGCAGCACTAGGCCCAGTTGCTAAGGGTCTTGAGAGCGGTGACTTCACCACTCTTGACCTTTCCATCGAGAACGTCGAGAAAGCATATGAGCAGTTTAAGGCTGAGCAGTTAGAGAAACTAGCATACGATTCTCTATCTAAGCAGTTCGAGGCTCGATTTGCTGAAGAGATGGATATGAAGAAATCCGTTGCTGAGAAAGCAGAATATGATGCACATGCTGAAGTATCTGCTCTTAAGGAAGAGTTTGCTGAACTACGCAAGTCTCTAACAGAGAGGAACGATGCAATCGTTAAGGCAGCAGTACCTACCCTCCCTGATGAGATACTAAAGTCCGTTGAGAATATCGCTGATTTGTCGTGGGACGACATACACAAGTTGGCGGGGAACTATTGAGGTGAAAAGAAATGAGTGGATATATTAAAACAATGAGTGATTTAGAAAGTTCTTCATACGGACTTAGCGGCGGAGCCGTTGGTAATTCCGTATTGAAGAGTGCCGGATTGGTTGGCGGTTTTGGAACTGCCCACGATGGGGGAACTTCCCTCGCTTCCGGCGCAACCGGACTGGCCGACCTTTACAACGTCCTTTATGGACAGAAAGTTTGGTCAATGCTTAACCAAGAGGTTAACGCACTATCTATGGTTGCTAAAAGGCCATACACATCATCGGGATGGAGGGTTCTAAAGAGCCGTCCTCAAGGTGGCAGTGGTTCGTCCTTTAGCGTCACATCCGGCGGAGCAGCAGGTTCAACCTCTCCTGACCCGGCTATTATCGGTGGTGTTCAAGAGAACGCTACTCTAGGTAGCACTGGTTTCGAGGCTCTTGCCCCTGAGTACGACAAACTGTTTGTTAGCCCAAAGACTGTGGCTCACCTGTTTGAGTTCTCAGAACTTGGTATGGAACTTGCCGCCATCGATGACGGTGTAGGCGACATTAGAGCAATTGTCCGTGAGGACATGGGTAAGCATCACGCTGAGTCCCAAAACAAAATGCTTCTAATGCCATTCGAGTTGTATGGTGCTGACACAAACGACGACGCAACACCAACCGATGACCTATCGAAGAACTACACTTCTCTATTGAAGATTGTTTCTTCTGAGGCTGAAGTTGAGGCAATGGCCGCTGCTGGTCTAATCGGTTCATCCGATGACACCATCGAACAGGCTGCTGCTGCAATGAGACAGATATACAGCAAAGCAAGAGGCGCAAGTGGAAACGGATACCTAGACGCTGTTGTTAACTTCGGTAATGGATACGCAAACACTGATGCAAGACTCCTAACTCTAAGCCTACTTAACAGCGTTATCCGTGAAGTGCGTGAGAACGGTGGAAACACCAAGGTCATGCTAACTGGATATGACACTGTTCAGGCTATTGGTGACTTACTACAGTCCCAAGAGAGATTCATGGACAGAAGGGAAATCGTACCAACACACAACGGAGTTCGTGGTGTATCGGGTGCAGAGGTCGGCTTTAGGGTCGCTACCTACTACGACATCCCAATCATTCCATGCAAAGACATGCCCAAGACGGGACAGGGTTCAGGCAAACTCAGCGACATTCTGTTGCTAGACACTGACCACCTATGGCTATCTGTGATGAAACCAACCCAATACTACGAGGATGGTATCACCAACGGAAACCCATTCGGTGTTGGTAAACTCGGAAACCAAGGAATGTACAGGACAATCGGGGAAACCTGCTGTTCATTCTTCAAGGGACAAGCCAAGATTACGAACCTAAAGAGTGCGTGAGGTGATTAGATGACGCATACAGTCACAGTGCTTTCAGACCACAAGGGGTATTCTGCTCCTAGGGCTGTTGGCGATGAGTATGTAGTTGATGCTGTAATAGACATCACATCATATACTGCAAATGGGGAAACCATAACCGCTGCTTCGCTCGGTTTGGGTTCTGTAAGTGCAGTGATAGTGACAGGTCTATCGACAGACACCATCGGTGGCGGATATGCTGTATCCGTCATTGGTGCTGAAACCGGTGCAGGAGCAGCGACAGGAGGACTTTACGCCTCTTCGTCAACGTTCCAAATAAATGCACCAGCAGCATCTAATACCGATAACCTAGGCGAGATTAGAGTTCGAGCCTACGGGAATCTCTAAATAGAACAACGAAAAGTTTAGTCCTGTCCCTCCTTTTTAGGAGGGGCGGGGCTACAACATAATTGTAGGTGCATTTAGATGGTTAAAATTAAACTAAGAGAAAAATCTAGAGATGAGCCTTTAATACTCAGAAGAGGCGGAGTGACCTATAGTATCACTTCAACTGAAGAGGTAGATATGCCTCTAGCATATGCCGCATATATAGTCGGTGATGCTATCACATATCGATTCAGCGCATCAGATAAGTCTGATTTGCTCGCTGCCAAGAACGACCTAAAGCGCGTCGTTCTAACACTAGAGAACGCACCATCATTGGATGCAGTTGTCACTAAACATTTCCCAAAGAAACTTTCCTCGGTAAAGCCAAAACCAAAAGCAGAGCCAAAGCCTGAAGTCAAGGAAGAGCCTGTTGTAGAGAAGGAGGAACCTGTTGTAGAAGAGGAAAAACCCACTCCAAAGAAGAGGGGCAGACCTCCCAAGAAAAAGACAGAGGATGCTTCTCCCAAGCCCAAGGCAAAGAAAACTAAGAAAACCACCACCAAGGAGGAATAGGTATGGCGTGTAATTCCAGTGGGGTAAAAACATCCGATGCAGTAATATCAAGAGACAGGTGCAAGGTAATCAGTGTACATGCTTCAGGCTTCAATAGCACAGGCACTATCAAACTATTCGACAACACCGCCGGAAGCGGAAAGGAACTCGTAAGGATGTCATTCGACGCTTCCAAGCAAGTCGCTATAGAGTATGATATGCATGGGGCCATAGCAAATACTGGCTTGTACTTGGAGATAACCGGTACTGCTGCTGTTTCTGTGGAGTTTGCATAATATGAGTTATAACACGTTTGAGGATGATACTCGTCTTGTCATGACGATTCTATTCGTTGGTGCTGTAAGCGGTGTAAACGTATACTTCTTCGCTACATTCGGTGCGGAGTTCATGAGCATCTACGGACCCTACACACTAGCGATTCTATTCGGTGTACTAACAGTCGGGGGTATAATGATACTAAAATCCCTATTCGATTTGGTATTGAACGAGTACATCGAGGATTTCCTACTACAGAGAAGCATCAACACCTATTGGGCTAGGAAGGCCAAGGACGAAGAGAACCGCAAGAGGGTACGGGAGTCCATGCGTCAGTACGAAGAGTTCAGGTTCAGGCCAATTCAACAGCAGCAACAGTTTGTCGATGAGAACGTGATAAACCCGTCCTTCTTGATGACTGAACAGTGAGAACATGCTAGACCAACTATTGATGGGCATCGATGAATCGACTCTCGCATATGACTTGCAGAGAGCGCATTCAGCAGACCTGATGTTCATGAGGTTCAGGTTTTGGTTTTGGGGATTTATATCCACGATAAGCGGATTCGTGGTAGGGCATCTAGTGGCTTTATTAGGAGTCAATATTTTCTCAGGAGCATGGGAGGGGCTTGTTGATTTTTGGCATCATTTGTTCTGAGGTGATGAAATGTCCTTGATGGCTGGTTTCGCAATTGTTGTTGTGGAAGCAGTTGGTAAACTATACAGCAAACTACACGCGATAAACTTCGGTGTGTATGGAGCGACTCAGGTTGGTAAGACGACATTGCACCATCAACTCAGAACAAGAGGTGATGTTCCTAATATCAAAGAGAGAACCGTGGGGCTGAAGAGAGCGACTAGGAAGTATGTCAAGATAGACGGCAATGCGCATACGGTGAAAACAGCAGATGTAGGTGGAGAGACACTATACTGGGGGGAATGGGTAAAAGATATGCGAAAACGCCATGTCAGATACGTCATATTCATGATTGACGACAGACACATGAGCAAGCACTATGATATCGAGCAGCAGTTGTCATGGTCTTTTCTAGTAGATACGATATGCTCTCCACACTGGGATGTAATAAACAAGAAGGGGAAGAAGAAATCATCGGACTATCCAATAGCAGTAGGTATATGGGCAAACAAATTCGATTTATGGAAAGACAAATACAAGTATGATGATATAGAGAAACATCCAATATTCGCAGCATTTGAGGGAGGAATAGAAAAACTAAATGAGAAGGGAGTTCCTGTCTTCAAGTATATAGTAAGTGCTAAATCAGATTCAAAGATGGTATATAGGGGAATACTGACAATGATAGACGATTATTGAGGTGAAAAAATGACTATGCAATTTAACCCACAGAGTTTTATTGACGCAAGAACGACGACTGTAGAGCAGAATGCCTTTCTGCCAAGAGACAAATTGGCTCGCGCTCCGGGCAGTGTGATGAAGTATGACTTCAAAGCAGTGAAGCCCAAGAAGCAAATCAAGGAGATAATCAAAGTCCTGATGCCGGAGAGGAAGAAATTGCTTTTCATGAAGTACGGGCATCTGTTCAACATAAAGGACAGATGCGTTGTATGCGGCAGTCACAAGATATGGGAAGTATCAGACCCATACCGACCCGGAATACCACTACACAAGGTAAGGAAGGGATATCCCATGAAGGGAACCTACTGTGAGAAACACGCTACGATGTACAAACAATACGAGATGCTAGAGCAGCAGATACTAGCAGATGAGCATGGTTTGAGTTTCAGTTCCTATGTTCCCTCTCCCAAGAAATTAATATCCTCCGGCCCTCTCAAGACATTAAGGATGGAGGACGTACAATCATTATCTGCTGCTGGATGGACGATAAAACCACCAAGTATGGATTATAGTTCTAGAGAGGAAGAGTTGTATGTTCTGCTCATAGAACAGAAATCAAATACAGAAAGGATACAATCATTACTGAAGGCCGGTACGAAGATAGTGGATGAGGAAGAGGAAGGTGATGAATGATGGGTGTATTCGGTACGAGTAATGGTCAGATAGCAAATCAAATCAATGACAGTCAGACTGCTCAGTTCAAGGCTGTGAACAATCTTCTGACGCTACAGGAGAACCATGTAGAGGAATTCTTCGAGTATCATGGTGTTCAATTCCTAAGTGCCTTTGAGCAACTAATAGAGGATGTTGTGGAGAGAGTGGTATCTCAGCAATTGAAGAATCTAAAATTCAACACGGCATCAACAGGAGAAATCATACTACATGCAGAGAGCGAGGCAGCATACAACAATGTCAGTGATGCAACACTGCAACTAGACATACAGAACCTATTGGCTGCTGCTGTAAACACCGAGGTCATACTACAGAGAAGAATGGCGAAGCAGCAGTATCTAGAGTCCAAGGGATTCTCTGCTGGTGCTGCTGCTCCAATGCAACCACCGATGGGACAACCTGCGATGGGACAACCGGGCATGGCCCCACCCAACATACAGGGCAATGCTGCTTTTGGTGGTATGAATAGTCAACTAGCAATGCAACAACAGGCATTCAATCCTATGAATCAATCAGGATATCCAATACCGCCAGCAGGTTATGACCAAATGAATAACCCGTATTGGATTGACCCTGCTACTGGTCAACCCACCTACACTCCACCACAAAGCGGTTTGGGACTAGGTAGTGCTTTGGTACACGGAGCCTCAAAAGCAGCAGCATGGGCAAAATGGCTGGCGTGAGGTGAATGAATGACAAGCCGTGACCTGTCTATTGATGGTCAACAATTCGGCTTAGACTTCAATCCAAGATTCAGAACGGACTTCAAGACATTCGACATTGATTCACTCTTCAAGAATGAAACCACCCGGCCAATAGCCGCAGGTTTTCTCGGAGAGGTGGAGGGAATAAAACCGAAGGTCGAGTCGGATTTTAGGATGATGGTTGACTCGGAGAACATAGAGAAACTAGGGGATGAAGATAGGGAGATATATGGTAAATATCTGAAGATGATATCTAAAAAAATACTACAGTCAAAACTGTCTGACCTGCTAGATTCATTCAGTGATGCTGAAGTCAGAAAAAGAGTGTTCAAGGCATTTCCAAAAGAGGGGATACTGCAAAACAGGTCGTTGGAAAAATATCTCGTAGAGAATGATACTTTGGTGCAGGATATAGATGCCAAGACTCTCAGAGACGTATCTGCCACCAAGGAGCAACAACTCTCTCTCACTCAGGATGGGACTAGGCTCACAAGACTACTTCTCAAACCCAACACGCAGAATATAACGAAACCTTCAGCATTGATAGATATGAGTAAGATAAATGAACCTAAGTATCTTAGTGTTAGAGGTAAAAAAGACATCACTATAACATTCGATAGCCTACAATACATGAAGGAACTATTCGAGGATTATGACTATGATAAACCTTTTGAGTTCCAAGAGGACGATGAAAAAATAAAGGGTACATTGGGTAGGTTTCCATCAGATGATGAAAGCCTACAGGGAATAGCATTCCCATCAAACAGAATCATATTGACTTCCACACCCGAAGATAAAATGATGAAGAACTCATACATTGACGGTGAGGGGCTAGATGAAAAAACCACCATAACTGCGGGTATCAAGAGGGAACCGCGAGATGATAGTGATAAAGGTCTTGTGATACCAGCATACAATTACATTACCATAAGCCCTAGTTTTGATGAGGGTGCTGCATCGAAGAAAGAAAGGGAATTCACGATAACATACGTTCATCGCAATGAAAACTCCATAGTCAAAGTATCCGATAACAGTGAATCTGAGGATTTGAAGAAGGGTGATTCAGAGGAACTGCTCATGTTCGCGCAAGCATACAAGCCTGAAGATGAAGTCTTGCCAACCTTTGACTTATACATCAACGATGGAAGTGCCAGTTTTGATTCACCGGTTGTTCAAGACTTGACATTTGATGAATTCAAAAAAACTGTGCCGGATAAAGACTGGGTAAAGGAATATAAATACACAGGAAAGAATAACCCGATTGATAGAATAATAGCATCTTCATTGACTCCGCGAATAAAGAGAATGAGTAAAGCAGGAATAGTATATGATGTATATCTGCCATTAGGTCTTGTAGAGATAGTTGTGAAATCTGATGTTGATGATGTAATAAAGGATGAGAAAAAAGGAGAGGACCGTAAAAATCTAGAAGTCAGTATGCTAGACGCAACCTCGCAGGACGTTATAGATAACAAATTAGAAGAGATGATTAAGGAGTATGCAAAGTACGCTGATGTCATCATAGCCTTCGATGAGACAAAGAGGAACATGGAGGGGCCTGATGAATTTGTAGAGAGAGTTCTAGGTGAGGGGGGAGAAGACGTACCTCTACGAGCAAAAGAGGTCACTGGAAATCCTGCATTTGCTGAACCTCCTGTTTTTGATACTGCTTCCGGCGAGTTTAAGCCATCTCCCACTGGTGGAACCGGTACGATTTACGTTAAAACTAAACGTTCTCTCACTGAAAAATATGTAGACTTGGAGGAAATGGCTAGTGGTAGAAGTAAGGGACTACTGACAAGCAGGGACTTCTACCTAGTAATGCTGAAGTTGGCTAAAGACAAGGTAGATGCTAAAACCTTGATGAATAATAGAACCATAGATAGTGATGCCACTAAACTTTTAATTGGTCTTCTTCCTGAAGAAGAAAAATACATCTTGGTAGACAAACCCGGAGGTAATCAGGGCGAAAAGGTGAAAGTGCGGGATACTAGGGAATCCCCGTTTGCTAAACCACCAATAGATAAACGTCCTGATGATTATGAAGAAGTACCAGCATACTTCGATAAGGGAACTGGTAAGATACCCATCCTGAAACTCAAGAGTGCAAGAGCAAAATACAAGAAACAGTTGCTTCTAACTGGTCCTGCTGGTCTTCCCGGTGTTGGTGGGAGAACCGAGATAACGGGCAATGTAAACACAGCAAAGAGAGTGTTGAGGGGAATAAAGTCATACAACAAGAAAATAGACAGAGCAGCGGGGGATAGTTAATGGGTTCGACAGTTTCAACACCAAGCGACTTCACGAACATAAACGTCAACTACGCTCAAGGCAATGGGTACTACACCACACATACGGATGTATCGAACCTATTGCAGATATCCGCTTTTACCGACTCTACCACACCTAACAGGGCTGAAGTTGGTAAACTCATAAAAAGGGTAGAGGCGAAGATAGACGACGGTGTTGGATATGCATTCCGCCCCATCATATACAGAGATGAGTTCCATAGCACTGATTTCATACTGAGAACCGCATATCCGGTTCAACAATACAAGGACTACATCGGTTTCATACAACTAGAGAGGCCGAAGGTCTTGAAGATAGTAAGGCTAGAGGTATGGCAGGGAGATGACTACAAGGACATAGCATCTGCTACTGCGACTTATACCCCACCGACATCGGGGTCAGGATACACATTGACATTGGGCGTAGGTGGCTTCAGTTTCGTATTGACCGAAGGTGTTCACTTCTTCGCTGATTTCGGACAGAAGACAACAGCCAAGCAGATAGTCTCGGCCATAAATGAGGTATTCCCACAGGACACTGCACAGTTCACAGGAGAGACTGCGGCGAAGAGCGTCACTGCTGATAGTGTCTCTTTGACTAGGGGAGTATCGGACTTCTTCTATGCCACAACTCACTCAGAGGATACGAAGAAGGTAGTAATCTCATCGTTGTTGCCGGGTGATGATGGCTCTAACTGCACCATTACCTCATCTGAGGGTTCACATGCAGGGTTTACTGACAATCAGGAGCAGGGAAGAAATGAGGACTTTTGGATGATTACCAGTGAGGGGAAGATATTCTTCCGCAATGAGTACCCATATGTGGCTAGTCATGGTTGTAGGGTCACATACGTCAGTGGTGACAGTAGGGTTCCATCATGGGTCCATGAGACTGCTACGAAACTCGTCGCTGCTGAAGTCATAAGGCATGATGACAACTCCATACTCATCACTGAGACTGGCTCTAATATCGATTTGAAGGCGAAGCATGACATATTGATTGAAGAGGCCAAAGAGGTTCTGAAGGGGAAGAAGATAGTCATCTACTCGTTGTGATATTATGTTGAATGACCTTCTTGCTGATTTGAAAAGTGCCAAGCAAATACAGCAAGAGAGAAATAAACTACTAGAGGAAATATCCAAGGAACTAGGCATAGACATCAGTTTCTCAGAAGAGGCACTAATGAAGGAGATAAACGACTTGGCCTCAAAGAAGATGCGTGATAGAATTGAGAAGGTGGTGGTAGAATCGATGAAGTCACTTTCATTATAAGACTGCTTTCCGATAACTGGTCCTCCACGGCAAGCACACTAGTCAGCAACGGCACGATATCGGCCAGTCACAATGAGACTCCCAAGTTCATCGATGTGAGGTCCATACAACCCAATGAGGGTAGGAGGGTAGACATAGACTCACAATCAGTGATAATCGTCTTTGAGGATAGTGCGACGATAGAGTACCCAACCATAGATTACTCAGTCCGAAACGAGGATTTCGGTTTTACATTGCATCTTAGGGTATTGCATAGGAGAGACTTCACAGAACTTACTTTCTCAAGGGATAGACTGAAAGCATTATATGAGATAACTAGGCATATCCTAGAAAGTAAGGCGTTCAGGCCGACAGTGGTTGATGGTAGTAATAATACAGAAGGTTCCGCAGATTTGATAAAACTGAAAAGTAGGAGTGAGGCAAACGATAGAAATAAAAGACTATTGGGCTACAAGATGTCAGTCGAGTTGAAGCGGTTCGCGGTTTGTTAGTAAGGTGGAAGGAAAATGGCAGAAGTATTTGTGGGAGCAGGAGCAGGTGCAACGTTTGTTCCTGAGATGGATATACAGTTGAATAACGTGGTATTTACGAGTAATAATGGGCAGTTGGATGGTGGAGATACAGCATTGATATCACTAGTCCCTGACTTATATGTTGGGTGCAGAGTGACTGTAGGTACAACAGACACAATTATTACTGAAAATATTGCTGACCGAATCACTGTAGAATCTGTTGCTGATGGTACTTATGATGTCACCATACATGGTTTCGGCGCACCTGTTCCGGGGCCAGTGGTAGGGTCTACCCCTACTCTTCTATCAGACCACTGGCTAGGACTAGTGGACACATTCACACCACCGAATGTGGAAGTGGAGATGAAGCAACTCAATCTAGCAGTATCAGGTACTAGGAACTACTCACATCAATTCAAGGCAGCAGAGACGGTTAGCGGAGGCTCGTTGGAATTGATGTTAAACAATGGCTCTTGGTTATATTATGCATTAGGCGGAGCGACATTTGCCATAAATACAAGCAATGGTACGACTGACTCTTGGCTTGGTGATACGAATGACTTCCTAGTATTCGATAGGGACGACAAGATAGTTCGTTCTATCGCAGGTAATGAGTATCCGCTAAGGTTGCATTCAGGTGGAAATGCCTTGACATCCGGTAGTGTTGATATCCCAGATAATTACTACATTCGTAGGAAGACAGCAGAATTAGACTACACATTCACCGAGTTGAATGGTGATACACTCCCATCTTTCGCCCTTGAGGTGACATATGACAAATCCACAGTAGGAGCCTCCACAGTCATAGACTCAAACACTAACAACGTAAACAGGTATTGCAGGATATTCACTGGCTGTCAAGTAAACAACCTGACGTTGAATTTCGAGGAAGGACAGGAGTTGAAGGCCACTGTTGATTTAGTCACTAAGACTGCATTTGATGCACCTAATGGCTTCCTACCGAGAAGGGGTGTCGCCGTAGGTGTTGATGAATTACAGAACTACCACAAAACAAGAGAGGGTGGAGTGAAGGATGACGACTACCCATTCCTATTCTCGGATGGCTCCATCAAACTATTTGGTCAAAACGTGACGAGGGTAAAATCAGGGAGCCTAACGATAGCCAACAATATTCTACCACAAAGATTCGTTGGGAATACTAACAGGAAAATAATGAGCGCACATATACCCGGACAGAGAACATATGAGATGTCTCTAACAATGCTTGTCACAGATACTGAACTATGGGATGAGTTCAGAAAACAAGATGAGTATGATGCAACTACTGGCCTACTAGAATTGAAATTCACAAAAGGTAATGGTGAAGAAATAGAAATCAAACTGGATGACTACATCATACAGAATGTGGTCGTACCTTTCCCGACAGACAAGGGACCAGTAGAGGTAGAGGCCACTATCTCAGCAAGAACCCTTGCCACTAACGGATGCACTTACTCTAACGCAAAATGGGCAATCATGATGTAATTTAGTGACGGAGGCTAAAGTGCAGTAGAGAATAGTATCTGATTCCACCAACATCCGTTTGTTTGTTTGTTGGTTTTTATGTAGGTGGAAAAATGGAAAGTAAAGTAGTTAGCGATAGGACAAAGTTGTTTATAGGCTCAGATAGCGAATGCCATGAAATCAAGGTAGCCCCTGATTCAGATGAAGTGTTGAAGGTTTGGATAAAGCAGCCGACTTGGTTGCAAGTAGAACAAGCACTATCAAGTGTGATGAACATCGACTCAGCATCTCAATCTATGGATATAGACTTGAATAAGATGTATAGATTCATGGTGAAGAACTTCATTGATAAGACAGAGCCATCCCTCTCATCCACAGACCTCTTGAGATTGACTCCGTACATTGGGAATCAACTAAAAGAGATACTCCCCAACCCCTTCCTAGATTTAATTGAGGACGGTGATATGGGAAACGAAAACTGATACGAAAAGCATTGAAGGGAGGACAGGTTTCTCCAATAGTGGCTTCTCGTATCATGATATACACATATGCAAGTGTATTTCACATCAACCCGATTGATGCGTACAATACTCCATTTACATTAGTGAAAGAAATGTTAGAAATACACAATGAAGTAAAGACAATAGAAGCGGAAGAGATAGATAGGAGCATGAAGAGGGCGTAGTATGGCAGATAAAATGGATGAGTTGCGTAAGGATACTGAAAACCTTACCAAAGCACTTTCCCTGTTGAGTGATACAACGACTAGTGCTGCCCGTACATTCGGAGAGTTTGGTTCTGCCACTGGAAAGGTCGGTAGAGCATGGACTATTATGAGCAGAATCACATCCGGCAGTGGCTTTTGGCAGATACAGAATAGAATACGTTCTGTATCTAACGTATTCGAGTTGTTCACGAAAGCCTCAGATGCAGCAGCAGAAAAAAATATGAAAGCGATGAAAAGCAACTTTGAATTAGCATCTTCACTAAGTAAACTTAAGAAAGAAAGAGAAAATCTGGAAAAAACCCCACTGTATCAAATGTTTAAAGATGATACAGATGCTATAACAGCAGCAACAGAAGCAGGAAAAATATATGATAAAACAATAGAAAAAGTAGGAGATAGATTGCAAGAAAGAAGAGATGCACTAAGAAAGAGTCTTGCTCCAAGCATATTTAGTAAATTGAATAAAGAAGGTTTGACAACTGCTCTACTTGGTGAAAAGGGGTCAGGTGCTACGAGACTCAAGGCCGATGGAACACCCGACAGAAGATTCAAAGACGCAGAGGCAAGGCAAGGATTCTTCAAGAAACAAAAAGCAAACATAGGGGCAATATTTGACTTTGCCAAGAAGGGATTGTTTTTCTTTGGTAAATTCATATTATTCACAACAGCCCTTACGTTAGGGTTATTCGTCTTGATTCAATTGTTCAAAAATACTAAGCCTCTATTCCTGAAATTCGGTGAACGGTTATCCGGTGTATTTGATACCTTGAGAAAAGCATTTGGTGCTATACTTCCATTTTTCCAAGCACTCTATAATGGTAAATTCTTCACTGCACTAAAGTTGCTATTCGTGGATATACTTGGCAACATAGTTCTTGCTATTGGTAAATTAGTCCTTGCTCTTGGACAATTGATAATAGGTATAATTCTAAAAGGAATAGGAAAATTATTTGATAGGATAGTAGGTATATTCAGGTCAGTGAAAAACGAGATACGAAACGCATTGAATCCATTTAAGAGAGGAAGACAAGCAGGAGGAATAGTTTCTGAGGGTATGACTCTAGTTGGAGAGAACGGACCCGAATTAGTCCGTCTTCCTATGGGTTCAAGGGTTTATTCAAATGCCAATAGCAGGGGCATGGTGGGTGGCACGACAAACATAACCGTTCAAGTCACAGGGAGAGTGGGGGCTTCCGATATGGAGATAAAGGACATAGCGAGAAAGGTATCGAGAGAGATAGGATTGCAGATGAATAGAACAGGGTCAACGGCGGTGAGGTTCTAATGCCTGAACCTGAAGTTGGTAATTACAAGGTATTCCTAGAATTACAGAGAAGGAATGACATAGGAACAGGAGCAAAGGTGAATAGAATAGCACTGAATGCTCTGTCAGTAGCAATAACAACGAGTAAGACAGTACCAAATGTTCCTGTTCCTATGGCTGGCGCAGTGACAGGGGAATCAGTGAGCCTAGCATTCGATATGGGACTTGCAAGTAAGACCATCAGCGTGAGTGGTATATTATTAGAACAGGAGATAAAGAAACAGAAAACGGAAAGTGATGCAGCAACAGCGACATTCACGCCATTCGAGTTGGCTCAGTTGATTCACTCATATGTGGATTCATCTTCATTCCAAGATGACCAAAACATCAACAAACTCATCATACTAATACCAAGTAAAGTGGGTAATGACTTCACTGCTCGCGGTAGTCAGATTGACATACCCTTCACTTTCAAGAACAGGGAATACGATAATGATTTTACGGCATTCACTGATAGTCCAGTTGAGGCTTTCGCGGAAGGTAATTCCATAAGTGCTGAAACATTTGAGGGAATCACAGGATTCGTCCGTTCTTTCTCAACTACATTCGCGGGTGAACAGCCGAATAGCGTTGAGTTCCAGTTGGAGTTTGAAGAGGCCAAGGTAATCGCAGACAACTTTTTCGATTAGGTGATTTGAATGGCGAATGCATATGTGGGGAATCCATATGCGTTGGTCTTCCCGGTTGACTGTGATGGATTCCTGAAAATTCCATATGGGAGCCATACGGACATCACCGAGACAGATTTGTGGTCGCATGGTGCAGGATTCACCGTCGAGGCAGTGATTACACCCTATGATGTGAATGGCAACGGCCAAACCGGGAAGGGTAAAACACTGGAAATTACGGGTCCGAGCGGCTCTTATGCAAATGGCATAACTAATCGATATGCGCAGAAGATGATGCTCTTCTCCAACACTAGTTTCCAATTCTACCTAGAGAATCAAACAAGCAGTAATGTGAATCAACCTGCTGAATACAGATTAGTAGCGAAGGTAGGAAGTACGACTCTTAACTCTCCTACTGTCATAAAACCAGTAAGCACATTACATGGGTACTATGATGAAAATGGTTTCTATAACGGCATGAGAACTTCTCTAACGAAAATAGACTCCAATGCTAGTTTAAGCCTAGAACAAGGCAGTGTGGAGATTACTGGTAATTTGACCTCACTGGCGAATGACAAGGCAACAGGAAGTTTGACGTTGGGAAGCATACCTTCGGGTGAATTATACACAGCAGGTACTAAGAGGACTGTTGACATAACAATGGCAGGACTTCCTAGCATTTCTGATGGCACGTTAGACAGTACGGCTACCTTTGCTACAGGAAGCATCACGATGGGAGCAGCACCCGTCGAGTTGGACTTATCTAACAATGAAATAACCCATGCAAGTCCCAATGATGCAATAAAAATCACATCAGACACAACTGATTTCTTCTTCTATGCAGTATCGGGTGTCACTATCAATAACGGGCAGAAAATGGGTACTTATTCCACCCTAGGGTATGACAACAATGACATCGCATACAACTACAGTTCAAACACAACCACAGCAGCCTCTAATCTACATGCTGCCATCAATGCTCTTCAGGCTACTTCCAATAGTGGGTTCGATATAGTATCCGCACTAGTGGGCAATCAACTAAGTCTGACCGCAGATACTGATGGACCCGCCTACAATGATACAATTGTTAGGGGGTCAAATCTTAGTAGTAGTATAGCAGTCACTGGTCTATCAGGCGGTGCGAATGCTGCTATTGTAGAGCAATACCTCACAATAACGATGAAGACCGGTTCTTCCACCACAGTCACAAAGAGATTCAAGTATTTCACTGGGTCTAGTTCAGATAACGGTACGACAACAACCACTCCTGCTAATGTGACTGTGCATAAAGTAATCATAGATAGTGATACAGATGGTACTGCTACTAGACTCATAAGTGCCATCAACACAGCATTCAATACCACAACAGAGGCATCTGCTAGTAAACCTAGTACAAATGTCGTGAGAGTAGAGCAGCAATACGTCGGTGGTGGCTTCGGCTCAGGCAGTTCCGTATCAGAGACAAGCGCATACAACAGCGATACGCTGCACACGATAGGCTCCTTCACATCAGGGGTGCAAGGCTCAGACACATCATACAACAAGTTCATCAAAATTGGAACTAACTTCTTCTCTCCATGCGATGATGCATCACTAGCAGGGACAACCAAGACGATAACAGGTGACTCAGGAAGTGCTACCAGTAGGCTCTTCCTAGGTGATTCAACTCTAGCGAATAACGTGAACAGCCTAGTCGCTCAGATAAACACGGATGTCAGCAGCAACGGCTCTTCGATAATAACCGGGTCGAACACATCTACGGGAGTGATTAGTTTCGAGTTGAATGACTTTACTACTGCTTTGACTCTGACGGAGAATCTAACTAATGTGACAGAGACAGGCATCAGTGGTGGTCAGAATCTTAACGCCTTCATCTCGATAACGGATGCTGCTGGTGTAGAGAAAAAATACAAACCTGCTGTGGATGAGAACACTGCCGCTACTGATGGAACATATGTCTTCTTCGAGGCATCGTCTGATACAGCCGCAACTGCTACTCAGTTGGAGTTAGCGATAGAGAGTGCGAATGGTCACAATGGCTCTCTTACTGTCAATAGGTCAAATAGCACTCTGACACTGACAGTGACGACTACTGGTACTAACGAGACAATGAGCCTAGACAATACCAACATCACATCCTCCAACGTCACATTGACTGCATTCGCTGGTGCGCCGAATACCGTCACTGTATCGCAGAGTCAGACGGGATTATTGGGTGCTGGAAACAAGATATACGATAGCAGTGGCACATTTATCGATACTGTAGCAAGCGTCAATGGCACACAGATAACACTGTCAAACGCACAGTCATCCATAACAAGCACCATATACAAAGAGCAGCCTAAAGAGGCATTCTACGTCAATAGCCTGTACAAAGTATCCTGCGTATTGGAGAAGGGTGGAAAACTGAAGTTGTTCTTCAATAACTCATTAGTCGCAGAGACAGCGATTTCTAGTTTCACATTTGACATGACAAATGAGGATTGCTTCATCGGACAGGATGGCACTAATGTAAGCACTCAGTTCATGGGCGAGTTGTATGAGATAGGTATGAAGAAGGGCGTTCAGCCATCAGCATCCATCCATACCCTAGAAGCAGGATACAGTGACATCATCTTTTACTACAGGTTCGGTGATGAGTGATGGCTGCGGTGAATATACTCAATGCCGGAGTAAGTGAAAGTGGCATCACGTATGACGCTGCCGCTATAGCAGACTTAGACTCAGGTGAGAGAGCAAATGTATTCACTGAGGTATCAGTCACTCCCACAATCAAGACAACTGGCCTATCGACTGTGGTGAATAAGTCATTCATAGAGATACGAAAGACTGCTACGTTTTCTAGCGATACTGCTGGTACAGCGATAAGTAATTCTTTTCATAACAGGCTCTATCCAGCAAGCAGCACAATATCTCAAAGAGCCAAGAACAAAGAGGAAACAAAGTCATTCAGGATAAAGACATTTGACTCGGATGAGAATGCAAGCAATGACACGAATAGAAAGTTCACGTATACAGAATTAGACTTAGAGGATTTTGACTACTTCGTTCTAATCAACCCTGAGATTGTAGGTGAGGCAAATACCACCATAGTCAAGCCTCATTTCGCTAGGATAACTGCTGTCATAGGAATCGATGAGTTTGGTGATGGCATTGAGTTTGAACCTGCATATCCCACTGTGATACCAAAGGATACTAACTTTGAGATATACAAGGGACCAGCCAAGACGGATACCAGTGTGGTTGCAGTATCATATGGTCTAGAGGGAGATGCAGATGCGAATACGAACAAGTACGATGTAGTGAATACCATCAGTATACCAACTGCCTACTTCTACAATGAAAGACTGCATGAGGATAATCAATTGGACTACGAGACTAAGTATGCCTTCCTCTACAAGAACAAGAATGCATCTGCTGAGACAGACCAAGACTCTTGGTTTATGACAGAGGCAAAGTTCGATAGAACGATACAGAACGTAGGTAGAAAAACGCTAGATGCTGTTCTAGTAGATAAGACGAAAGACGATGCTTCTGATTATCAGCCATTAGTGCAAACAGGATTCTTGAATGATTTCTATCGTGATACTGCACATGATGTTAGGAGATACATCTACTTCGATAAGAAGGAGTTCAAGAACAACAGAATACCTACGACAATGGAGGTTCAGACGAACTCACCAAAGAACAGGATAAGTAAGTTCGGCTCTGTTAAATTCGCAGACAATGCAGGTATTGCACATACGAAGTATCGAGAAGAGGATGAGTTGTACATAAGAAGCGGAATATACAACAGTAGTATCAAGACGATAAAATCCCCATACAACGCTACTCATGATGCTGGTAATGTCATTGAGATACTTACTATGGATGATGAATATGATATCAAGGCACTATTGAGTGTGAACTCGATGTTAGAGATAGATGGATATCACTACATTGTAAATAGCATAGACACCAAAAATTTGACGGCAGGAACACAGGCAATAACGACGAAGGCTAGGAAACTGACTACGGCAAACACATTTACTGCTACGAATACTGTGCATTCATTCACCAACAAGGAAGTCAGATATGCGCCATTCACACTATCCACTTCAGGGAAGCACAGGCTGAATACCGAATTTGCATCTGACACCAAGATAAAGGTCGATGAGTCTGATAGGATAACCCTTGATGGCAGAACCATAGCCAAGGAGAACACCACGATATACAACAGTAAGTTGTCTACTGCGAACAATACCTCCTTCTACATCGACTTGGAAAAGGGAGATGCGGTACACAAGTATATCGAGTTCACCAATAACGCGACCAACTACTACCAAAGTGACTACCCGTTCATGTATTATCTCTCAGGCGGATACACATTGCATGAGACTGTCTTCAAGGGGTTCGTTGAGGATACTGAAAGCAAGAACGAAGGGGGGTTATTGACATTCCAACTCACAGGAAGAGATGAGGTTGGAGATTTACTATCGACCAATATCACCCGTAATCTGAATTATTTGAATGATATAGTGTATTCGACAAGCAATCCCGGTGTGGACTCCACATTATTTGAAACAGGGACCATATCACAATCATCTCCATCCAACGGGAACACAATTGCTGTGGGCGATACTCAGATTCTTCCGACTGGTGAATTGTCCGTTAGTGCTGGTGATTTGTTGTACAATAGCGCGAATGAACTGATAGGGGAGGTTCTATCGACAAATAACACCATCATATATCTAAATGCACCAGCACTGAAAGCCACTTCAAATAATCAAATAAAAATATACAAGAAAACCACATCAATATCAGGGTTGAAAGCATTATTGTCAAACCAATTAGAAACAACAAAGACAACAGACTTCTCAAGTATATCAGGGAAGGGATTAGTGTATTCTACTGGAACGAGGTTAGGTGTGTTCGATAGTAGTCGCGCACTAGTCAGTTCAGGTGAATCACTGGTATCAACATCCGATACCGGGCTGTATTCAAAAGACGGTAGTTTGGGGTATCATATTTCTAGAACTGATTCGTTGAATGGGGATTCTGCTCATTTGCTATCAGTGGGTACTGATGATGGATTCGAGTCAGTAGCGCAGGTAAATAGGACATTCAGTGCAGAGAGCCTGTCTGTGGTGAGTATCGAGAACATAGATGATAACAACAATCTAGTCAGACTCGCACCATCCTTCCCAGTCGTACTGGGCAGGTTGGATAATGGTAAGTTCTACCACCTTAATACGAATATACCATTGGGAGGATACTTGCATAAGTTGGTCAATAATAGTGCTAATGGCACAGCCTCATTGACCACTATCCCAAAATCAGAAGAACTATATCGATTCTACAATGCTAACAGATTCAGTCCCGGTACTTTGAATTACACACATAGTAGTATCTATGCAGATGCATCTAGTCGTAATCAGAAAATTTCGGGTTATTCTGATTTGATTCACATCACTAGTGACTTGGGTGCTGTTGCCGGAAGTTATACCACCAGTTCAAATTCTTCATCCCCATTGACCGCTAATGTGACCACTGGCTCTAATCACGTTCCTAAAGAGATACATCACCTTGGCTCTTTGAGAGAGGAATCACTATCAGCATTGACACAGATTGACAGGAAGACGATACCCTACGAGTTATACGGGTTGGGTGATATTCTTCCATTCTCATACAAGAGAGCAAACTCACTAGGTAGGGCTGCTCACGGTATGGCGAATTTAGGATTGATGTTCGAGGATGATAAAGTAGGAACAGGTAGTGAGATAACTCACACTAACTACACTGAGAAGACGAAGTATAAGACTAAATCAGATAGGAACTATGACTTCTCCACTATCAGTTCTGCTTCCATAGACACCAATGCGATGAGAAGATGGGGAGTGATGAGACTCGTTGAGGCTACTTTCGATTGGCACTTCAACCCGATAGATGCAGAGTCACTGCGTAATACTTCTGAAATAGCCAAGGTGAAATATCCTCTCTATTATAGATATACTGAAGGTTCTCCATTAGGGTCATACAATGTCACAGCGAATGGTTCTGATATAACCCTATCAACATCGATATCATTCACCAGCGGAGATTCAGTATATCTCTCAGATGGCAGATTGGTAGCAGTCGTAAATACAACACTTAGCAATGTGACATCTTTGACCAGTAGCAATACATCCTATATTGATTCATCAAAGATAACTGGTACGGTTGCGGCTAAAACTAGGAAAATAAATGCGTCTAATATAGTTCATGATGACGGTGAGGGACTCAACGGAAATGATGATGCCTCTAGTGGGACTTTCGTATACATAGATAACTTATCGGAAAGCGATGACCTACAGACTCTGATAGATGTGCATTTACTCTCACCCATAATAGATAGAGACTACTTGAATTACACTGAATTAGACCATTTCAAAGACCCGCCTAATGTTGTTTTGCCTTTTTGGACGAGTTTCAATACTAGTGTATCAAGCATACTTGCTATCAATAGTGGTAGTTTAGTCACCAATGACAATTATCCATCCCTTTATCCGGTCAACAGAATGGCTACATCAGGATTCATCCACACATCTAAAGTGATACACGCAATATTGAACACGAAGCCGGACTTAAGCAACGCGAGATATGTTTCACATGGACTCACTCATTACGACTTTGATGGGACAAAGCATCTCTATGAGAATTGCAGGTTGCAATTCACCGACTTCAAACCGTCTTTGCAGAGAACAGTTTTGGCTCCTATGCCTGATTTGACATCATCGGATGTTGAGATAGCAGACATCACAGGAAGCGTTGGTTCGTCTAGTGGAGATATCGATGATGATGACAAGGATGAATTGTTCTCATTCTATCCATCATCGACCCTCATGACAATCGGGTATGTATGGCAAGCAGAGGAATCAGGAGATAAATCTAGGATTATGTCCTTAACCCTCAATGACCAAAACCAAACCACATTTGTACAGGGGCAGTCATTCGTAGCACCAGCGACAACTACCTCAAGATACGTCAATGAATCGAGAACCGACTACAGAGACTTAACAGAACACGATAATGACGGATTAAGTAATCACGGCTTATTTCCACCGGATAGCAAGGGACAGGCATACAGAGCGCAGATGTTCGTCAAGCCCATACTCACAATGTCAGGTTCAGAAATCGGACAATCGGCAACATCCGTTGCTAAGGAAATGAACAGTTCCACTGATGCTCTTTGGTTGGAGTTCGTTCCTAATTTGGTAGGATACTATGTGGTAAAAGACGAAAATAGCACGACTGTTAGTGTAGCCAAGATAACCAACCACCAAAGAGCAACATCAAGCAACATCGCTACTCACACATTGACATTCGACAAGGCGATAACAGCAGGAGACTATCGAATAATGAGAGTCGCAGAAACCACATTTGAGGATACTCCTGATAAAATAGAGTTCAACAAGTTATTCGATACTGGCCTACAGTATGACAATGTAGCGCAAGATATACGATATTCCGAGAGAAGGGACCAAAAAACGAAGTATCAAGAAGGAATACACTCAATGTTCCTATTCTTGGACATAGACAATATGGATAACACCAGTCAAACATATATCGATAGGAGAAATATGACACAATTGGATAACATATTCACGAATGGTGAACAGATACAGGCTTATGTCACTGACGGTAAGACAAAGGCAGAGAAGACGCTTACGATAGATACCACAGGAAGCGACTTCAGCATATCATATGATGGTAAGTTGAGTGGGGATGGTGTTGTATCATTCGGTGAGATTTTTGAGGTCGTGATTCCAAAGAGACTCAATATCAATCCCGTCAATGCATATCTAGGAACGACGTTCTCAATAGGCTCTGAAGTGGATGTGGAGATTGCAGATATACTGAAGGAAATAGCCCTAGATGTGGACGCAGAGCAATCACTGCGAGAGTACACAGGAGCGATTGTGAATGTTGGAAATGCTAGTTCTACGACTATAACATACACCGGAACAACGGATATCGCAGTTGATGATGTACTCTACACACATGAAGGATTCCTACTAGGAAAGGTTTCCAATATAACATCAGATACGATAACATTTGACTCAAAAGAATTTGAACCTGCTACATACGACGAGATAATACGAAGAAACAGAAAGACATTCGTTTCCCTTGCGAACTTCAATGACGTAGATGCGTTTTCTGTGATAAACTATCTAGCCACTAAGAAGGGACTGGATTATACAATAGAGAACAAGAAGATGACCATTAAGAGAATAGATGATGCATATGGTCTGAGGACATATCAACTCGATTATCTGACTAACAATAGAATAACACAAGTAAACAGCAACAAGAGCCTATTCGATAAGGCCAACAAAGTCATAGTAATCGGTGATGCAGTCAGAGCGGAGGCTGAAGTCCCAACCAATAAGAAAACGAGGGAAGTAGTTGTAGTGGAGCCTAATGTAAAATCACTCAACGATGCTAGGATAAAAGCAGAGCAGACTCTAAGAACCCTACAGATGGATACTAGAAAAATAAGCATACAAGTACAAAAAGAGGGCATGGAACTCATAAAACCCGGAGATATAGTCAGTTTAGACTTCCCCAACCACAACATACCAAAAGCAGATTATCAGGTATTCGAGATTGAGAACGCATTGACATCCCTCTTGACTCTATCAGTAAACACATTCAACAAATCAATCGCTGAGAGGCTAAGTGAATTAGGAGTAGAGCAGAAAGTAGGGCTTGGGAAGATACTAACTAGAAACTCCGAGCAAGAGGTCATCGGCAAGTTATTCCTCGACACTGTAAACATAAATAACATCAGCGTGAAGTATCAGATATCGAGGAACGAGAACGCATTGGGATTCAATAACACACTAGGATTCAACAGCCAACTAGGACTAGACATAACAGATGATACACCACATATCACAGAGAGGGATGAGTAATGATAGTAAACGATGGGAAAGACAACTTAGCGAGTTTGATTGCTACTAATTATACGAAGGTGAGAATAGGAGACGGTTCTGATGGAACTGCTGCATCACAAGAGACATTAGACCACGAAGTAGGTACAGAAAAGACAGTCACTCCAACAAGAGTAAATAATCTTCTCACATGGAATGTGACATATACAGGGGCTGAACTGCCCCCAAGCGGTGCAACAGAATTAGGTGTGTTCAATGGTAGTGGTGTTATGTTGACTAGGGTGACATTCAAATCAACTGGACCTGTTGCGGCAAGTGATAGTGTGACGTTCACAGTCAAGTTGGAGGTGGCCTAATGACGGATTTCAATGGAGCAGTAGGTTCAGGAGCGATAAAACACATCACAGGTATGGGTAATCTCGCTGTCATAGACGATAATACGGATTCGATGCACACTGGCATCATTCAATATCTGAATGCCGCTGCTGCTGGTAATCATGTCGTTGACGGAATGACAATCGCACAGAGCGATGGCGGTACTTACACTACATTCACTGTCGCTGCTGGAAGTTATTTCAAGAACCATGTACTGCAATCCTTCAGTGAGGCTTCGGTGAGCCTATCCAGTAGTTTTGACCCTGCTGCATTCACATACTACATATTCCTAGTAGTGAATTCTAGTGGCTCATTGGCGTTGAGAGGAAATGAGTCAGATGGTGCGTCTGAGACTGATGTGGGTAATCTGTCTGATGGAGACATACCAATAGCACTCATAGAGATAAACAAATCCTCGGCGGCAGATGCCACTGATAGAAAGATACAGCATTTCGGCGCAACAGCCAAGGGAAGAGGATTCAGTGTCACAGATACGAATGGCGATGAGGTTCTACAACTCAAAATTGACGGTACTCTAGTAAACAGTGGCGGAACACTTACCCTACCCAGTGCTACAGACACATTAGTTGGTAAAGCCACTACTGATACATTAACTAACAAAACCATAAGTGGTTCATCCAATACATTATCCAACATACCAACAAGTGCATTAGCAAGTAGTACATTCACTATATCAGATGGCTCAAACACCTCGCCTGTCGCTCTTAGTGAGACTCTAACGATACAAGGAACCAACAACGAGGTCGATGTCGTAGAGAACAACAAGACAGTCACTATAGGACTACCATCCACTATCACTGCGAATGTCACAGGGAATGTCACAGGGGATGTCACTGGTAATGCGGATACTGCAACCACTGCCACGACTGCGACAAACATCACAGTATCTGCCAATAACTCAACAGATGAGACAGTGTTCCCATTGTTCGTTGATGGTGCTACAGGTGGACAAGGTGCAGAGACAGATACGGGATTGACATACAACCCATCCACAGGTATGTTGACAGCAACTGGATTCACAGGTGCTTTGACTGGAAATGCAAGCACTGCCACAGCATTAGCCAATGCTAGGAACTTCTCAATAACTGGTGATATAACTGCAAATGCAATCAGTTTCGACGGTACTGGTGCTGTGGCATTGAGTGCCACCATAGACAATAACAGCGTGGCACTTGGAACAAAGACCACAGGCTCATATGTCGCTCAAGGGGCTACATCAGGAAATGGTATTAGCGGTGCTGTAAATACAGAGGGAGGAACATTCACTGTCACATCCAATGCTACGAATGCGAATACAGCAAGCACCATAGTATTCAGAGACAGCAACGGTGATTTCAGTGCTGGAACAATCAGTGCTGCATTGACAGGTAATGTGACAGGAAACGTCACAGGAACAGTCAGTTCTCTATCGAATCACGATACTGGTGACTTGGCAGAGGGGACCAACAAGTATCTGACTCTCGCTAACTTGAAGTCGCAACTCAACGCAAGTATGCCTTCTAATGCGCTTACCATTGGCGATAGCGATGATACAATCACTATTCCCGGTAGTTTAGTTGTCACAGGAACAACCACAACAGCAAGTGTTGAGACAGTAAGCACAAGCAACGGAGTTGTCTTTGAGGGGTCCACTGCTGATAACAATGAAACAACTCTAGTCGGTGGTAATCCATCAGGAGACATAACGATAACACTGCCAACAACAGCAGGTACTGTTGCACTAACGACTAGTGACATAAGCGGTAATGCTGCTACTGCAACTCAGTGGGCGAATGCTAGAACGATAACCTTGGGTACTGATTTATCGGGTTCTGTATCAATAGACGGCACTGGTGATGTCACTCTCAATGCGACAATAGTCGCAGATAGCGTTGCTCTAGGAACAGACACTACAGGTAATTATGTCACTTCAATAACAAATGGAAGTTTCCTCACTGGTGGGAATGGTGGAAGTGAAGGAGCAGCACTAACCCTAGCAGTCGATGCTACGAATTTGAATACTGCATCAAAGGTAGTCGCTAGAGATTCAAGTGGAAACTTCTCTGCTGGCACTATAACTGCGACACTATCAGGAAACGCATCTACTGCGACTCAGGTAGCGAACCTGAACAATCTCGATACAGGTGACTTGAGCGAGGGAAGCAATCTCTACCATACGACTGAGAGAGTGCAGGATGTAGTCGGTGGGCAGTTTGTCACAAATGGAAGCCATACCAACATAACAGCAGCATACGATGATAGTGGTGATGGTGCTATCGACCTATCCATAACAGATGCCACGATAAGAGGAAAGATAAGCGTCACAGACTCAGGTGGCGATGGTTCCCTAGCATACAACAACGGGACTGGTGTAATTACCTATACTGGCCCATCTGCATCAGAGGTAAGAGCGCATATCAGTGCTGGTACTGGTGTGGGGATAAGTTCAGGAGAGATATCCATAGGACAGGCAGTTGCCACAAATAGCAACGTACAGTTCGGAACGATAAATGGAACTACGATAACAGGTAGTAGTATCGTCAAGAGCGGTGGGAGTTCCTCTGAGTTTTTGAAAGCAGATGGCAGTGTTGACTCAAGCACGTATCTAACGGCTCACCCCAATATCAGCGGGGCTTCAACTGTATCAGCATCTACAGCCACTTTTATCGATGGATTAACTATTGACGGTAATGGTCATGTCACCGCAACAAGCACATCAACTGCTTTGATTGGTGTCACTGATGGCAATCTGATAGACACTAGTACAACAAATGGAAATGTCACGATAGCCGTTGATTTGAGTGAATTAGCAGATATGACTCAAAGCGTGGATAGGACACAGGATGAGTTAGTCATACTGGACAATGGCTCACAGAAGAGGAAACTAATATCGGAAATACCAATATCCGCATTGAACAATGACGGCAGTGCATTGAACCCTGCTAACTTTTCAGAGAAGACGACGGCTTTCGACCATGATGGCGGTACAGTAAGCAATGAGGATACATTCATCATATCAGATATTGCTGCATCAGGAGCAGGGAAGAGAATCCTTGCCAGTAATATTCCACTATCTGCCTTTGACAACACAGCGACTGGATTCACTAGCAATGTCGGTGATATAACTGCAATCGTATCGGGTACTGGTTTAACCGGTGGTAATACCAGTGGCTCTATCACACTAGACGTAGACCTCTCTGAATTGACTACTTCCACCAGTGATGGAGATGGTGATTTCTTCATCGTCGTTGACTCATTAAACGCACAGAAGAAACTGACAAAGGGCAACATCAATCTCTCAGGATTTAACAATGACTTGGGTATAACGCCCAACGCCACACATACAGGTGATGTCACAGGTGCAACAGCACTTACGATTGCTGATGATGCAGTGACCTATGCCAAGATGCAGAATGTCTCTGCTACGAATAGACTACTAGGTAGGGATAGTGCAGGTGCGGGTATAATCGAGGAAATAGCCCCTGCTGATGTATTAACCATGCTAGGAGTAGAGTCGGGTGCTACTGCCGACCAAACAGGAGCAGAGATAAAGACAGCACTTTTCAATGAATCTGACACGAATAATCTTACAGATACCCTATTGAGTAAACTCAATGCTATCGAGGCTAGTGCCACTGCTGACCAAACAGCATCTGAGATAAGGACACTAGTTGAATCGGCATCAGACTCTAATGTATTTACAGATGCAGACCACTCTAAGTTGAATGCCATTGAAGCATCTGCTGATGTCACAGATACGGATAACGTCACTGCCGCAGGTGCATTGATGGATTCAGAGATAACGAATCTAGCACAAGTAAAGGCATTCGATTCCTCTGACTATGCAACAGCCGCACAGGGAACCACTGCTGACGCAGCGTTGGCTAGGTCCGGTGGTCAAATGACAGGAAATATTACTTTCTCAAGTACACAAACTGTTGATGGTAGAGATTTATCTGTTGATGGAGCAAAGTTAGATGGTATTGAAGCAAATGCAACTGCTGACCAAACAGCATCCGAGATAACTGCCTTGCTGAATGATGTCGCTAGTTATTCACTTGGGACAACTAGCAGTGGAACCATCACTGTGAACAATGACATGACCGTTGCAGGAAATCTGACTGTCACAGGAACTACGACTACTACCCATGTAGAAACAACAACAACATCCAACGGTGTAGTGTTTGAGGGTAGTGTGGCAGATGCCAATGAACTGACTCTAAAAGCAGGAACTGTATCAGCAGATAGGACGATAACACTACCTGATGCAACAGGAACAGTTCTGCTCACTGATGGCTCAGGTGCATCATTGACTGCATTGAACGGTTCACAAATAACATCAGGAACTGTTGCTGCTGCTAGGATAGGGGCTTTAGCCGCATCTAAAATTACTTCAGGGACTTTTGCAGATGCAAGAATCGCTGAATCAAACGTCACTCAACACCAAGCAGCAATAAATCACGATAGCCTAGCAGGTTTCGTAGCAGCAGAACATGTAGATTGGGCAGGGTCTAGTGCAGGTACTATTCATTCTACTAATATTCCTACACTAAATCAAAACACAACAGGAACAGCAGCAGGTCTTTCTGCAACCTTAGCAGTTTCTAGTGGTGGAACAGGGTCTGCGACTGCTCCTATGGTTGGAGTGATTACTGCTGCTAATGCTGGTGCTGCAAGAACAGTATTGGGTCTAGGTGCTGCTGCTGTGAAGACAGTTGCTACTGATGGTTCCGGTGGAGTATCAGATGGGGAAGCGGGTCTAGTCACTGGTAATGCTGTCTTTGACTATATTGCTGCACAGAACTTTTCTTCATCAGGTGCATCTAACTTCGTCATTGGTGATATCACCGGACAAACAGCACTGACAAGTGGACTTGCTTCTACTGATGAATTGGTTCTAAACGATGCTGGTGTATTGAAGAGAATGGACATCTCCGTTCTACAATCATACATGCAGAGTAATCTGACGTTCACTACTGATACGAATACACAATTATCTAATGCACAGGTAGTATCTGCACTAAACTCGGACTTAGGCGGAGACATAGTATTCGGAACACAGACCGATGACAACGTGAAGTACACAGGAACGATAAGTGTAGGGAACGTAGATGCTGCGGGTTCTGCCAAGATAACTGCTGATGGTTTCGCCAGCATGAATGGCCTATTCCTCGGCTATGGCGCAGGACCGGGCTACATCAAGACATACAACAGTTCTGACAACTTGGAGTTGTATGCCCACAGTGGTTCTGCTCATGTGAAAATGATTGAGTTGGATGCAGTCAACTCTAATGTGAACATAACTGGAAACATAACAGTATCAGGCTCATACAACTTGGCTTCAGGAGACATACCAAACAATGCCGCAGACACAAGTGGAAACGCTGCTACTGCTACATTAGCAACAACTGTCACTGTATCAGACAGCACTGCAAACACGAACTTCCCTGTTGTATTCCACAATGAGTCGAATGGCCTACTGGATGATACTGGTGCTTTGAGATACAACCCAAGCACAGGAACACTACTTGTCCCTAACTTGAGTGTCGCTGGTACGACGACCACTGTGGACACAGTGACGATGGAAGCGGCCAACGCAATAGTGTTTGAGGGAGCAACTGCTGATGCATATGAGACTACACTCACGATTACAGACCCTACAGCAGATAGGACCATCACACTTCCAAATGCATCAGGAACAGTAGCCGTATCTGCCGGAACTGGTATCGACTTATCAGCCGCAGGTGCAGTTAGTGTAGATGTATCTGACTTTATGACTAATGGTTCTAACAACAGAATTCTCACTGCAACAGGCACAGATGCCATGAACGCAGAGGCGAACCTCACCTTCGATGGTAGCACACTTGCATTGACAGGAGACTTGAACGTAGGTAGTGGTGACTTCTTCGTTGATGATTCTGCTGGTAAGGTCGGAATAGGCACTACGAGTCCCGAATCTAAATTAGAAGTAGTGGCTGCTCTTGCTCCATCATCTGCAACTCAATTCACATACGTCGAGACATTGAAGTTGGATGTAGAAGACAGTGGAACTGCCGAGGGGCCAGCAATCAGATTCAGACATGGTGCAACTAATGACCACAACGCTGCTGACTATATGTTCCAAGTGAACGGCGATGGTGGCAGTGCTGTCTCCCACGAATACACCCACAACTACAATTTCAGAAAGTGGCATCATGCCAGTGGTGATGATGGCTTCAAGCCAATAATGAGATTCAAGGCATCAGGAAGCACCAGTGCCAGTGGAACACAATATGGAGAGATTATTCTAACTTCAACCGCTACTGCATGGGATGTCTATGATGGAACACATACAGGTCTTGAGCCTTCCACATACGATACTCAGGTAAAGTTGAGTGGTGGTGAGGTATCATACATCAACAATGGACAGAACTTCGGTATAGGCACTACAAGCCCCGGACACAAACTAGAGGTAAATGGCTCCTTCGCTGCCACAACCAAGTCCTTCGACATAGAACACCCAACAAAGGAAGGGATGAGACTACACCACGGTTCCCTTGAGGGGCCGGAGCATGGTGTCTACATCAGAGGTAGATTAGAGGGAGATGTAGTAGAACTACCTGACTACTGGCTAGGTCTAGTTGATGAGGACACCA